ATCAATGTTTGACCCCCCTCCGTTCCCCCTTTTTGGCCGGTCTTTTTCCCCAATATATACGAATAAAAAAAGGTCGGGTTCCCGTACCCCCCCCCTTCGCTTTAATTCAACTCCGTCTTTCCTACGCCTAATTCCAGTTTTCTTTTTTCTCAACTTTGCGTTCTCAACAACTACTTGCCCTTTCGCCTTCATGTTGCCCAAGCCTAAGGTTCTTAAAAAGGTTTATGTGACTTGCTATTGGCGGGGTGAGGATCCCGATACGTCGAGGCTACGTAGCTCATCAGGCCGGCGTTTGGTAAGTGGTCGAAGCATGGCGTCGGATCCACGGGTGTTTGATTACGGGACAAAGCTAGTGGTGGGGAACAAGGAGTGGGTAGTTGTCGATACCGGTAGGGATGTAATCGCTAAGAAAGCGTCTAGGTTGAATGGGCATAGGGGGGTTCCCGTTGTGGATTGTTTCTTTAATACCGAGCGTGAGGCTATGCGCTTCCTGCATGCGCTTCCCTCGAAGTGTTTATATGCGGAGGTCAAATGAGGGAGGGTTCTAAAGTGGTATGCGTCGATGATGTTTTTGAGACGGGGATTATCAACTTATACAAAATGCTTCCCATAAAAGATAAAGTCTATACCGTCCGTGGGATGAGCGTCGGCGTTTCGACAACAAGTGAGGCGGGGGAGATTGCCGTTTATTTAGTCGGCCTAGAAAATCCGTGTTCGAGTACCCCTCCGTTTCCTGAGCGTGGATTTAGGATTGAAAGGTTTCGTGAGATTGAGGAGCCGGTTGAGGAAGCGGTTGAATACGCCGAGGAGATGTCAAAATGAAGGTACTTCTTTCTAGGATCTTTTTCTGGATGGGGGATTCCGTTTATCGGTTGTTGGGTTCGTTTGGTTTCGGTGGATGGGCTTACCAGAGGCTAATGAGAATATCGGTGGATCTAGATAAGCACGGGGATGTGTGGGCATTCCGTCCGTCGAAAAGGGGTTTTGGCAAATGGAAAACTGCTCCCTTTGGAAAGAGGAAAAAGAAATGAAAAAGAACAAAGACTTGGGAAACATCACGTTTGGCAAATCGAGGAAAGTTAAAATGGTCGAGGTGGATATTACTTTTAATAAGAAGTGCGGGGATAACCTTTATAAGCAAGGGCTAAAGGAACTAAAGAAAGACAGGGATGCAGTGATCTCGTACATGGTGCGAGTTGCGATTGAACGGATGGTCAGGGGCAAGAAATGATTACTTACTTACCGGCCCCCCGCTGGGTTCAAACTCCTTTAGGAGAGGGGCTATGGGTTGGAACGATTGATTACGGGATTTCTCATAACCCGATCTACCTAGTTGAGATTGCGTCGAGTGGCGAACACCGGTGCATCGACATGAGGGAGATTCGGGGATTGGAAAACAAAACATTCAACATAGATCGTCCGATCATGAGTAGTGGTCGGGATCCCAAACTATAAAAGAAAGGTAGGTTAGTAATGAGTCTGTATCAGGCATTCAATCGTAGCGTGGAGCAGGGCAGGACAGTGGAACGCAGTAACGCTATCAATATGGAGATTGCACGGGATGAGGCAATCATGGCACGGATCAAGTTGGTGGAACGGGGGCTAGAGGCTATTACCGTTTTGTCGCATAGGATCGCCGGCCTAGAGGCTAGGCTAATGAGTGCGGAGAAAAGTTTTGCGAACCATTCCGGAAACTGGGGTGATGACTATATAAAAAACTTGGGGGCCGGCCTGAATGCGGATCCGGTTGAAAAGGTGGAGGGGCCGAAGTTTGAGATCCCTGAGGATCTAATATACAACCGCACCAACTACACTCAGAAGCCGTCGAATAAAACGCCCGATAAAGTTGCCCGTCGGTGGGCTATCTGGAAGGCGCAGTACGAGTCGGGCATGAAGATCCTTCAGATTGCGAAAATGTGGGGGTGCGATCATGGCTCAGTCGCCTATGCCCGTTCGAAAAACTGGCAAGCTAGTACCGGATGGCATTCAAGATGAGGCCATTATATGAAACGAAAGAGGATCTTTCACGGGAAAGGGAAGTCGGCGAAGCGATTGCCGAAAAGTGGAAGGTCGGTATCGAAAAGTTGCCGATCAAGTACATTGTCGATTACGGGCTTACCCGTAACGAGAAGGTTGTTGCGTGGGCCGAGATTCGTTGCCGTTCGAAAGTATGGGAATGTCCTTTTATCTCAGCGCAAAAGTACTGGTCAGGGATCGAGCTTTCTAAAAAGTCAGGACTCCCGTTCTTCCTCATTTTCTCTTTTCCAAAACTCGTCTGCTACCGAAAGATCGAAGAGGGGGAGTTTCCGGACATTGTGTTTGGGGGAAGAGGTCAGATTCGGGACTGGCAGGATCGTGAGCCAATGGTGGTTCTCGACATTCAGAGCTTTACTAAGGTGGATGTTGTTGTTAATCTGACAACCTCATGGGGCGAACAATTACATCAAGTCTAAAAGGAATTATCCAAGGTGAAACGTCCGTCCTCTATTTCTGGCCGAAAGACAAAACGAAAACGCACAAAAAAAAGCTACATCGCCGAAAATTGCGTAAAGCTGATCGAAGCGGTCGTCGCCGAGGCGATTCACGAATATCGCCATCTTCGGGCCGGAGGAATCGTCGATAAACTTAAAAAAGTCGGATCCCTAAAAAAATACGGTTTTGGAAAAGACAGTAAAGTAACCACGATGCGCCACGACGGGGAGGTAGTGGATCTCTTAAACTTTCTAAAATCTCCTGACCTAGATCTACTGCTCAGGATGTGCCATTCGCCTATCGATGGATCCACGCTACGCAAGAGGTTGGATAAGCCTTACAATACAGCATCAGCAAGGAACAGGGGGGCAGACGGGGCTTTCTATATATGATCTTTTCCCCAAGGGTTCGGTTTCTTTGCGAGGAACGTTTCAAGGGGGTTATCCCTGAGCCTTACCCAGCGAGTCAGTTTCTTCCGGATTGGTACAAGAAACTTCCGCACCGGATAGGCAATCAGGGGTTAAGCAAGGGAACAGTCAAGAGATGCGCCCCATTCCTAGATTCTCTTTCCGCCGGCTTTATCATTCCTCTGGCCGGTGACGTTGAACTTGTTTCAACCGAGAAGGGATCGATTGTCACAACGGATAGTTCTTTCCCGACGAAAATCATAGGGATGCACCAACCTTGGCAGTTAGGTGGCGAGGCTCATCCATCCCATCCGGCCCAACCGCTTAAGTTCTCAAACTTCTGGCATATCCATGTTCCCGCCGGTTGGTCGGTATTGTTCGTGCCTCCCCTAAATAGGGCAGATCCTAGATTTGAATGTTTCTCTGCAATCGTTGAATGCGACAAGTTTAAGAATCAGATTAACTTTCCCTTCGTCCTTAAGAATCCAAAGTTTTCCGGAATCATAGAGCAGGGAACACCGTTGGTTCAGGCTATTCCCTTTAAGCGGTCGGAGATGGGCGGGAGACATTCTTGCGGGACGCTGAGTAAGAAGGATCTGGCTGAGATCAATAAAACAAAACTTAAGATGGATGCTCACGAATCGTATTACAGGGATCGGGTTTGGAAAAAGGACGGGAAGAGTCGATGCCCGTTTCACAGGATTCTCGGTTTATGAGTCTGGATTCAGTAATCGAAACGAGTCCTGCTCTCTGGATGGCAACATCCGGAATCATTAAGAACAAGGCCGGTAATCTGGTTAGGCCCAAACCGAATGATTTCCAGAAGTTTGTTTCAGAAGTAATTGAGTGGTGTATCGAAAATAACGAGCGTCCTAGAATCGTTATCCTTAAGCCTCGCCAAAAGGGATCTTCAACGGTTTCGTGCGCTTGCGTCTATACGTTCCTACGTCGCTTTTCCGGTGCTAGGTGCGCTTTGATCGGGGATGAGTTGGATACTTCAAACAATCTTGCGGAAATCTTTAGTCGGTATGCCGACATGGACGATCACGCATGGGGTAACGAATGGCATAAGACCAAGTTGGCATTTTCAAATGATTCAAGTTGTCACAAGGAAACGGCAAACGATCCACGGGCCGGCATGTCGTCCACCTTTCAGGTCGTCTTGGCGTCCGAGGTGGCACACTGGAAGAAGCGTGGCGAACGGAATGCCGAAAGCGTACTTCTTTCGATCCTGAATTGCGTACCCGACGAGCCGAAAACCTTAGTCATTGTCGAATCTACACCGAACGGGGCATCCGGCGCATTCTATGAGAGGTGGCAAAAGGCAGTATGGTTTGAGGATTTCAAAAAAGGAAAGAAGGGAAACGGGTTTATCCGTGTGTTTTGGCCTTGGTATAGCTTTGCGGATTCGGTCGAGACGCTTCCACCTCAGAAGGAGGGGGAAATTAAGGAGTCCATGACGGATTCTGAAAGAAATCTCATGGGTTTGGGTGCGACGATACCGAATCTTGCGTGGCGTCGCCGGATTGTGGGCGAAAAATGCGGTGGAGATGCCGAGCTTTTTAATCAGGAATACCCCACCGATGACGTTTCATGCTTCTTAACGTCAGGCCGGCCAAGGTTTGACCGGTCAGGGGTTGAGAGGATCGAAGTTCTTACCAGAAAAAAGCAGAGAACAGAAGGGGTATTGGATCCTTCCGGCAATTCGGTTGTATTCCGGCCTACCGGATCCGCCGAAGCGTGGCTATGGCTATGGGAAAAGCCTGAGTACGGTCGCCGGTATCTGATTGGGGTCGATACGATGACGGGGGCGAGTCAGGTGGCTGGATCTACAAGAGAACCGGACTGTCATTCAGTGATAGTTTTGGCATCCGGAGCATTCGTATCCGGCAAATGGATCCCGCCTTCCGTAGTTGGGAGGCTAAAACCACCTTGCAGGGTGGATATTGACGTTCTGGCCCTATTTGTGGACAGGCTTTCAAGGTTCTTTGGTGGTTGCATGGTCGTTCCTGAGGTAAATAACTCCGGATTGGCCCTGATTGAACTACTAAAGGACGCCCAAACGCCGATTTACCAACGTGAAATCTTCAATTTACGTGAATCCAAGAAGGCGAAGGCACTTGGATGGCAAACAACCGAAAAGACAAGGACACTTGCGATTGAAACACTAGCCACGGCAATCAGAGACGGGGATCTGGATGGTGGCGGAATCAATATCTATTGCCCAAACATCCTTTCCGAACTTAAGACATTCGTAATTACGGATTCTGGCAAGGCCGAGGCGATGAGTGGGAATCACGACGACGATGTTTTGGCACTATCAATCGCAGTAGCGACAATCGATGGCGCAACTCCATATCTTGCTCCTTCATCCACAAGAGGACTACCAAGGGATCTGCTCAACGCAGAGAAATCCATTCAGGCAAATCGCAGAAGCTATGCTTGACGCACTAACTAACGAACCTAATTCATAGACAAAATGGCCGATTTTCCCCCAGCCCAGTATATCGACGGTTACACTGCCACGGGGGATACCATATCCTTCACGATTGCGGGGTACACGGGAAAGAAAGTTGCAAGCGTTTCGGTAACTGATGGGGGGTTCTACACTACGCCAACTGCTCCAATCGCATTCTCAGGAGGATCAGGAAGCGGTGCAACGGCAACGGCAAACATGGGATTAAGAACCTTAACTTTTGCGCCGGCGGGTTCGGGCGCATCGAGCTTACTGCAAACAAGCCAACCAGAGTCAGTCCAGATAACTACAAGTGATGGATTGGAGATAACCCCTCTCTTTGGCCTAGCGACAGTATCTCCTAACATAAATATGTTCTTTGACAGTGCCACAACCCCAACAGTTTCGGTGTTTAGAGAAAACACGACATATTCAGACGCTTCGGTGTCGATTGATAGTTCATCATCACTACACGTTGCGAGTCTTTCTACTCCTTATACGCCAAACGATGATGGTGACTTTGAAGAAGGAAATGCTGGTAGCGGAAGTTACCCAATATCTGCCTCTGTACCCGTGCAGATTGTTAATGCTTCCGATACAAATACAGTGCTTGGGACTGCGACAATAAACACAAATGGTGCTGGCCGTATCGACGCTCAAACGATATTTCCGACTAGCTGGAATACTGCTGAATCTAAAGGCACTCTAAACAACCTTTCGCTGAAGCTAAAAATGACGCAACCGTATTATTTAGTAACCGGATACGAGATTCATCCGGCTAACAGAACTGTGTACTTTAGAACAGATGGCGCACTTCAACCATCAGTATTTATAGGGGCTACAAGCCCATACGGAAGTTCTGCATCTTTCACTGTAAATACGAA